ATCCTACAAGCTGGAGAAACCTTGACTGTCTCTGGTACTAGTGGGAGTGCTATCCACTTGGATGCTTCCTGCACCGTGACCGAAACATTTATTCCGATTGGATAAGAAGATGGCTAGGGAACTTACCGACAACCAACAGCGTTTTCTCTCCGTGCTTTTTGAAGAGGCACGGGGGGATTTTGTGCAAGCTAAGAAGCTGGCTGGCTACAGTGATAACTACTCCACCAAAGAGATTGTAAACAGTCTTGAGGATGAGATCGCTGAGCTTACCAAGAAGTTCATTGCTCATGTAGGCGTCAAGGCTGCATTCAGTATGTTCGAGGTTATGCAAGACCCAACTGCTCTTGGTAACAAAGAGAAGATGATTGCAGCCAAGGATATCCTAGACCGTGGTGGCTTCAAGGCCAAGGATGAGCTTAAGGTTGAGACTGACACACCATTGTTTATCCTGCCAGCTAAAAGCAGTGATTGACAAGTATAGCAAAATCTAGTATAAGTCTCACATGGCAAAGATCAAAAAAGAATGGAAGCTACCTAAGCCCACAGATCATGGTGACCACTTCGAGTGGAAGCCAGTTGTTCGCATAGGCAGACAAGTACCCTTTGGGTATTCAGAAGACACCGAAGATAAGGATGTGCTACTTCCTGTTGTTAAGGAACTAGAACTCCTAGAGCAAGCAAAGAAACACCTTAAGCGTTACTCCTACCGTGCAGTAGCAGCTTGGCTTAGTGAGCAGAGTGGCAGAGTTATCTCTCACGTTGGTCTGTATAAGAGGATTAAACTTGAATACAAGCGTAAGACAGAAGCTGCAACACACAGATACTTTGCCCAAAGGTATCAAGAAGCCATTGCGAAAGCCGAAAAGCTCGAAGCCAGAGTTGGAGGAGCAGCCACAAGAGATCAAGCTGACAGTTCCAGCCCAACCGAAACCAGCACCGATTGACGTAAAGAAGGCCAGAGAGGTTATCTTTAAGCCTAACGATGGTCCACAGACAGCCTTCCTTTCTGCTGACGAACAAGAGGTTCTGTATGGTGGTGCTGCTGGTGGTGGTAAGTCCTACGCTATGTTGGCAGACCCTGTACGCTTCCTGAACAACGAACATGCTAAGATGCTGCTTGTACGTAAGTCTACGGAAGAACTCAGAGAACTCGTTTCAGTTTCCAAGGTGTTATACCCCAAGGCTATTCCCGGAATCAAGTTCCTAGAACGAGACAAGACTTGGGTAGCACCATCAGGTGCAACACTCTGGATGAGCTACCTTGATGCAGATGATGACGTTACTCGCTATCAGGGTCAGGCATATAACTGGATTGGCTTCGACGAACTGACCCAGTGGGCTAGTCCCTTTGCTTGGAACTATATGCGTTCTCGTCTACGTACTACCAAAGCGAGTGGCTTGAAACTATACCAACGGGCTACCACTAACCCCGGAGGTGCTGGACATAGCTGGGTGAAGAAAGCCTTCATTGACCCTGCAAAACCCGGCAAGGCATTCTGGGCGATTGACCCAGACACAGGTGACCAACTCGTGTGGCCTCAGGGTCATAGCCGTGCTGGTGAGCCACTGTTCCAACGCAGGTTTATTCCTGCAACTCTGTATGACAACCCATACCTTGCTGAAGATGGGATGTACGAAGCTAACCTTATGTCCCTGCCTGAGTACCAGCGTAAGCAACTACTCGAAGGTAACTGGGATGTAGCAGAGGGTGCAGCCTTCGCAGAGTTTAACCGTAGACTACACACCATTGAACCATTTGACATCCCCAACAACTGGCCCAGATTCCGTGCAGCAGACTACGGCTACAGTTCCTACAGTGGCATCCTGTGGTTTGCCATTGCTCCAAGCGGACAGTTGATAGTCTACAGAGAACTCTACGTGTCTAAGGTTTTGGCTGAAGACCTAGCAGACAAGATTCTGGGCCTAGAGTATAACGAGAAGATACGCTACGGAGTTCTTGACTCTTCCCTCTGGCACAAGCGTGGTGATACTGGTCCAAGCATTGCAGAACGTATGATCCTCAAGGGATGCAGATGGCGTCCAGCAGACAGAAGCAAGGGTTCACGTATTGCTGGTAAGAACGAGATACACAGGCTGCTGCAGGTTGATGACTACACTGGGGAACCACGGATGGTGTTCTTCAATAACTGCAAGAACCTGATCTCTCAGCTACCCTCCATCCCACTCAGTAAGTCAAACTCTGAGGATGTTGATACCCACTCTGAGGACCACCTGTATGACGCCCTACGCTATGGTGTTATGACTCGACCAAGTACTGGAATGTTTGACTCTGACCAGACCCCGAATATCGGACACCACATTGCTGACAGCAAGTTTGGCTACTAACCTATATAGGATATGAAGATGAAAGAAGATACACTCTCTACCGATAGCACAAAGATGCTGGCTGTTGAAGACACCTCTGGTGATACTCCTACAGACAAGGCTGCGGGTAGTATCGTAGCCTATGTCACTGAGCGTTTCAACAAGGCTGAAACTGCACGACAGACAGAAGAGACTCGTTGGATCACTGCATACAAGAACTACCGTGGCATGTACAGTGCGGACGTACAGTTTACCAGCACAGAGAAGTCACGGGTTTTTGTTAAGGTTACAAAGACTAAGGTTCTTGCTGCCTTTGGTCAGATGACAGAAGTTCTGTTTGGTAACGGTAAGTTCCCTATTGTTATTGACCCTACGACCCTGCCTGAGGGTGTGGTTGAGTCAGTTCATATTGAAACCAATGATGATGTTAAGAAGGCTGAGAAGGCTGCTGGTATTGAGCCACTACTTCCCGGAGAGACGATGCAGGACTACCGTGAACGTCTGGGTAGCCTGAAGAAAGACCTTGAGCCGATTGAGGATATTCGTCCCGGCCCCGGACTGACCCCCACACAGATCACCTTTGAGCCTGCCATGATTGCAGCCAAGAAGATGGAAAAGAAAATCCATGACCAGTTGGAAGAGTCTTCTGCTAACAAGCACCTACGCTCCACTGCACTAGAGTGTGCATTGTTTGGCACGGGCATTATGAAGGGTCCGTTTGCTATTGACAAGGAATACCCCAAGTGGGATGATAAGGGGAACTACTCTCCTGTGATTAAGACTGTCCCAATGGTGTCTAACGTATCCGTGTGGAACTTCTACCCAGACCCAGATGCACACAGCATGGAAGAGGCTGAGTACGTCATTGAGCGTCACAAGATGTCCTACAGCGAAGTCCGCAAGCTGGCTACTCGTCCCTTCTTCCGTGACAATGAGATTAAGATTGCACTCAAGCATGGCCCCAACTACATCAAAGAGTGGTGGGAACAGGCTATGGAAGACGACACACAGCAGATCAATACGGAACGCTTTGAAGTCCTAGAGTTCTGGGGTAACATTGAGAGAACCACTCTGGAAAACCACAATGTGGCTATACCTCGTGAGCTTAAGAGCAAAGAAAACATTGCAGTGAACATCTGGCTGTGCAACGGGCGTATCCTGCGCTTGGTCCTCAACCCATTCACTCCAACACTGATCCCATTCTATGTAGTTCCATATGAAGTGAACCCGTACTCCATGTGGGGCATTGGTATTGCTGAGAACATGGACGACACGCAGACCCTAATGAACGGCTTCATGCGTATGGCTGTAGACAACGCTGCCCTCAGTGGTAACTTACTGATCGAGATTGACGAGACTAACCTAGTTCCCGGACAAGACCTTGCAGTTTACCCCGGAAAAGTCTTTCGTCGTCAGGGTGGAGCGCCCGGACAGGCTATCTTTGGCACGAAGTTCCCTAACGTGTCCAACGAGAATATGCAGATGTTTGACAAGGCTCGTGTGCTTGCAGATGAGTCTACTGGTTTCCCATCCTTTGCATATGGTCAGACTGGTATCTCTGGTGTAGGCCGTACAGCGTCAGGCATCTCTATGCTTATGTCTGCTGCTAACGGTTCGATCCGTACTGTGGTGAAGAACATTGACGACTACCTGTTGGCTCCACTGGGCAAGGCTCTGTTCAGCTTCAATATGCAGTTTGACTTTGACCCAGAGATTAAGGGTGACCTAGAAGTTAAGGCTGCTGGTACTGAGTCACTGATGGCTAATGAAGTACGTTCGCAACGCCTGATGCAGTTCCTTGGTGTGGTACAGAACCCAATCCTTGCACCCTTCGCTCGTCTGGACTACATCGTTCGTGAGATTGCTAAGTCGATGGAGCTTGACCCAGACAAGGTTGCTAACTCTATGCAACGTGCAGCCATTCAGGCTGAAATCCTCAAGACCTTCCAAGCGTCTCAACCCCAACCACCACAAGCTCCACAGGCTCCAGCAGGAGTACAGGCACAGGACACCACTGGTTCTGGTGGTGGTAACATTGGGACTGGCTCTGTGCCTGTTCCCGGAGAGCAGGGGTTCAGTGCCAACACTGGTGGAGGTATGCAGTGAGTCTCAAGCTCCTCGTAAACGACCCCAAGCTGTGGCCTGAGTTCCTCACAGAACTTGACACCATGATCCAACTGTGTTATAAAACACTGGAGCAAGTCAAAGACCCTGTAGACATTCATCGCGCTCAGGGTGAGCTACTAGCACTACGTAAACTCCAGAAGCTCCGTGACAAGGTTAATGCAGAATGACCCCATATGAACAAACTGATGCTATGTTGAGTGAGCAAGTTAAGCCTAAGGATGATGGTCTTTTTGATTTGCCAGAGATTGATGGGTATAAGTATGATCCTATGGCTCTGCCTGTGGGGTCTATGCCAGATGATGACCAGATTGTTGGTTATGATGAACTTGGTTTTAAGATCAGAAAGAATATCGCTGGTAATACTTACACAATCCAGCCCGTGGTGCAAAAAGACATTAGCCTAAGTGAACGTGCGGGTAACATAGCTCAGAACGTAGGCTCTGCATACAAAGCTGTCACAGAAGACCCACTTGGAACGGCAACAGGCTTAGCCAAGGGTGTAGCAGAGGGTATCGCTAAGACAGTAAGTTCTTTTAGTGACCCTAACGCTACAACTCAAGATGCTTTCAATGTAGCAGGTATGATGGCTGGGGCTTCTGCACCAAGATTACTGGATGGGTATGACCCAAACGTAACCCGCATCTTTGGTGGACCAAAGGCCAAGAAGTTCCCTAATGAAAAAGAGGGTGAAGCAATCCTCCTTGATATGGCTGGAGAAGACCCCCAGAAGATTTATGAACAGACTGGCATCCAGTATCTGCCGCAAATAGGGGATTCCCCCAGACCTGTCTTTAACATTGACCCTGCTGGAGCTTCTGTCAAAGACTTTGACACACTCAAGCAAACAGTGCCAAGCCTATCTGCTGCCCAAAAAGCTAATGGGGAAAGCGGTAAGGTTAGTCTAGGTATTTCTGACGTTATCGACTTTCCAGAGATATACGAAAACTACCCACAACTTAAAGGTTTTGAGATCACCTTTGACCCAGACATTAAAAAGGGCAATGGTAGCTTTAATGCCAGTAAGAAACAACTTAACCTTAGTTTGGCTAGTCTAGAAGATAATACACCAGATGGCATATTGGACGTAGTACTACATGAATTACAGCATGGTGTTCAGGCGGTTGAGGGAACATCTGGTGGTGCAGCCTCTAAATGGTTCCTTGATAGAAGTATTGAAAAAAGCCCTGTAACAGGTAAGTGGGAAAAGATTGGCCCTTGGGTTACTGCCGCTGGAGACATGAAACAAGATGTAGATAACCTCAACAAACTGGAACAATCCTCCAAAGCCGCTATGTCGGAATATAACAAAGGTCTTAACAGTAAGAATATTACTGTAGCAGAGATGGACGAGCTATATAAAAAAGCTGACTCTGCTATGAATGCGTTTATCGCAGATAGGGATAGGCTAGAAAGATTAGCCTATATGAAGTATGAAGAAAATCCGGGGGAGCTTGAAGCTCGTGCTGCACAGTTGTGGGCAAAACTTACCCCAGAGGCAAGACTGAAGACCAAGCCATCTGATGTCTATGACCAAGCATCTATGGGATACTCTACGTATGCTAGAGTCGGTGAAAAACCTTTCTATGGCGACAACGACATGCCAACTGCAAGGCTTCCTGCTAACAGTGAGGAAGAGCTTAGGAAGAAACTAAACACAGACGCACAGATGCTGGCTATGCAGCCTGAGAACCAGACAGCAGCAAGTTGGCTATTTGGTGGTGCAAAACCTATAGTAGCTAAGCCAAAGATGTTTGCTACAACAGGTGAGGGTAAACTTGAACTGAACCCTGAATCCCTTATGGAGTTCTACAGCCCAACTGTTGAGGCAATTAAGTCTGTAGAGTTTCCCGCAAAAGGTTTCAAGGGTAGTGAGCTTGTAAAGTTCTTGCAGACAAAAGCTCAGGGTGTACGTAGGGCAGAGCTTGACGCTATGGACCTAGGTGTTGACCCTATGAAACGCTACACCAGAGAAGAGGCTGTGGCTCTCGCAGAGAACAAGGCTTATAAGGTTACTGCAAAAGAAGTTGATGACCCAGCTAATGCTAGTACTCAACGTCAACAGGTTAAGGACAGAGAAGTTTCATCTACTACACTCATCGTGGATGCTACTCCAAACTCCCCTGACTCCCCAGCTTTCTACCCTAACATGGATAGAACACACTACAACGATGAAACTATTGCCCACTCCCGTGTCTCTGTAAGAGAGAACAATGATGGTGAGCAGTATCTTTTAGTAGAAGAGATACAGTCAGACCTTGTGCAGAAGGGTGCAGCAAAACCTCGTGGACCAGTCTCAAGGGAAGCAGCTTACGGCGAACTCCTTGAAAACATGCCCATGAGCAAAGAAGACAAAGCCTTCTACAAGAAGAACAAAGAAGCTCTAACAGAGTATTTTACAATAGGTTCAGAAGATACTCGACTGTCTAAGGCAAAGAAAGATGGACTGCCTGTCTCTGCAGAAGAAGAAGCTAAACTTGAAGCAAGAGCAGCCAAGCTACGTGAAACTTTTGACATCAAGGAAATGGGACGCAAGTTTGGTAATGCAGACTATAAGCCAAACGATTTTTTAGACCAGATCACGAAATACTCCTATGAGTCTCCTCCTATAGCAGAAAAGCGTATGCGGGCTATTGGTAAGTCACCACTCACAGAAGACTCGGATGCTGTTCGTCTGGCACTACAAGTTGCAATGTCTAAGGCAAGCCAAGAGGGTGTATCCTCTATTGTCATACCTAACTTGCAACGCATCGTAACTTCTGGGAGAGCGCGACTAGGCTCTAAAGAGTATGACAGCTATATGGGTAAGTCTAGTGGCTTTACTAAGACCTACAAGGATGGTGTGCAGAACTTTATCTCCCAACTTAAAGAAGAGTTCGGGGAGGGTATCCAGATAAAAACCATTGACCTACCATACTTCAGTGACAAGGGGTATGCTAATGGGGTAGAGCAAACACTAGATAGTACGGCAATCCAAATTGACTTCAGTGGTGTCAAGGATGCAAACTTTAAGGTTGGAAGATTTGCCGAAGGTGGCATGGTAGAGGATAGACAGATGGATGAGCTAATGCAAGAAGGTGGGATGGCTGATGATGGCATGTCTCGTGAACCCGTCACAGGCAACGATATCCCGCCCGGAGCTTTGGCTTCGGAAGTTCGTGATGATGTAGACGCCAAGCTGTCTGAGGGCGAGTATGTCGTTCCAGCAGACGTAGTGCGATACTTCGGTGTCAGCTTCTTTGAGGGTCTTCGGACTAAAGCCAAAGAGGGTCTGTCAGACATGGAAGCCAATGGTCGCATTGGTGGTACACCCGTAGACGCACAGGGAGTACCCGCAGAAGACAGCATGGACGAGCTTAGCCCTGAGGAAGAGCAAATGCTTCAGCAGGCTCTAGGGTCCACTGGGATGGCTGTGGGTGGTGATGTTGTAGGCTTTGACCGCACCAAGTTTAACCTAACTCCAACTGTTCCAACTGGCTTAGGTACAAACTCTACTATGGAGACACGCCAGTACTTTAACCCCTCCACTGGTGAGAAGCAGGGCATACAGTTCATGGACGGTGTAGCACTTGGTGCTATCCCTGCAGGTTTTGTTCCTTGGTCACAGACACTGGAAGATACCTACAACGCAACTAAGTCTCAACCAAGAGAGTCTTCTGGCGGTTCTTCTAACGACTCAAGCCCCAACGAAGATGATAATGACCCCACCTCAAGCAACTACAACTACTCCTCGTGGGCTGACAAGAACTATGATGCTATCAACAGCAACCCTTACGAGTTTGGGATGAATGCCCTTAAGGATACCTCAGGCCAGTTTGGGGCTAAGGTGGCTGGTGCTGTTGGACTCGCTACGGGTCTTATGCCACTGTCACTCGGTGCTGCAGCAGTAAGTTCTGGCAAGAAAGTACAGAATGTAGCAGAAGCCAATGCTGCTCTACTACGTATGGAGGCTCAAGGTCTATCTGGTACAGAGGAATACAAGAAGCTGACGGAAGCAACCACTGCTTATATCTCAAACCTTCCTACCGTGCAGCAGGGTCTGATTAAAGCTAAACTTGCGGGTACGGGTGTACAGTATCTGAAAACCCTAGAAGAAAAAGATAAAGCTGCTGGAACTGCACCCACTGCACCCACACAGAAAGCACCAGTTCAACAGCCTAAGTCTAGCTCTGGTGGTGGTACAGGAAGTCTCCCAGCTAGTGCAAGTGTGGCTCCACCAAAGCGTCCTACTAGTTCCCCTACAACCAGTGCTGTGAATACTCCTGCAGTTAAGGCTGCTGCTAATGCTGCCACAGGTGCTTCTAAAGTTGTGAACACACCAGCAGGACCACAGCGAGTTTCTGTTCCAACCTCAGCACCAGCAAAAACAACCACCAAAGTAGTTTCAACCCCTGCTGGTAACAAGACAGTCACCGTCCCAACTAAAACCCCTCAGGGTGGACGAGCAGGTTTTGAGGATGGTGGACTTGTAACTAAACCAAAGAAGACTAACCCCAAGTCAAAAGGTCTTGGCGGAAAACAATAAGGCAACTCAGTCTAGGCTGACCCCACTATAAAGGATAACACATGGCTATCACTCAAGTTTACGTAGACCCCAATGCTTCTAATCGTCGTAACCGTCAGCGCATTGCTGATGCAGAGCAGGAACTGAATGACCTGATGCAGGGTAAGGAACCTGTAGAGGATGAACCTGTAGAAGAGAAACCTGCTGTAGAAGCAGAGGCAGAACCCGCAGACGCAGAAGAGCGTTCCTTCAAGAAGCGTTATGGTGATCTTCGTCGTCATATGTCTGAGAAGGAGAAGGAGTGGGAGAAGAAGCTAGAGGCTTTGAAAGCCCAGCCCACGAACCAGACGATCCTTCCCCCTAAGTCGGACGAGGATATTGCAGAGTGGTCACGTAAATACCCTGACGTAGCTTCCATCGTGGAGACTATTGCAGAGAAGAAGGCCAATGAGAAGCTCTCAAAGTATGAGCGCCAGTTCACTGAGTATGAGCAAATGACTACTGAGACTGCCCGTAACAAGGCACTGAATGCAATCCGTGAGAGTCACCCAGACTTTGATGATCTGCGTAAGTCTGATGCTTTCCACAACTGGGCAGACGAACAACCTAAGTGGGTACAGGACGTACTCTACGAGAATGAAGAAGATGCTCGTGCAGTTGTGCGTGTCATTGACCTCTACAAGGTAGACAAGGGTTTGAATCCTGCTGCAAAGAAAGCCAGTGCTAAGGAAGCTGCTTCCTCTGTGACTACCAAGAACAAGTCTAGCGTTGACCTTGAGAGTGGTACTGATACTATCCGTGAGTCTGAGGTAGCCAAGATGAACAT